GAGAGTTGACCTTCATCGTAAGTGTCTTCGGCGACAATCTCGTATGAGATTACTGAACGCTTCTGCCCACGCCTATCAAGTCGCCCCGCGGCCTGTTCGTTCAGCAGTCGGTTGTCATCTTTGGATAACCACACAACCACCGAAGCGCGCTCTTGCAAGCCATCTGTGCCTTCTCCAATTGCAGAGATAACCGCCACGATGAACTGAATCTTGCCAGCGATAAAATCTTCTAGTGCCTGATCTCGTTGCTTTTGTGGCACGACACCCGACCATTCGAATGCTGGCAATTTTGCCGCGTTCAATCTGTTTGCAACCACCCGAGCGAATCGCTGTGAGTGCGTTAGCACTAGCATGGCTTCACCTTCTGGGTGGTCGCTGATGATCGAAAACAATTCGTCAATCTTTGTGGACTTGCAATCATCGGCAAAATACACTTCACCATCATCGGTAATGCTCGGCGTTCCCAAAGTAATCTGGCGTAATCGAATTCGAGTAGCCACCGGCACTTCTGCGACAAGCGGGTTCTCGTCAAGGAAAACAAACAAGTCCTTCTCCATTTTCTTGTAGATACGCTTCTGCTCTGCGCCTAGTTGCACACTGCGTTCGAGTGAGACCATATTTGGCAAATCTGCATCCATGCCTTCTTGGTGGAACGAGCAACAATGCTCGCGCTTCAAGTGGCGAATGTAGCATGGAATGTCGTCAACGATCTGACCAGCAACGCGCTCGCCGTCGATGACTTTTCCAGCCCAATAATCTATTTTGATGTTGCAATACTTATCTGCCCACGCCCAGAAACTCCTGCCCGCTAGGTCAGGGTAAACCCACCTAATCACCGACCAGAAGCCTTCTACGCGGTTGCCAGCGATTGTGCCAGACATGCCTATCCTGCGCTTCGCTTTGAGCGTGTGCAGCATTTTGGCAGTCCTGCTCTTGCGATTGCTGGCGCGATGTATCTCGTCAAAGATTGCCAGATCTGGCTCAATGCCAGACCAATGCATAGTCCTAAAAAACTCAGGCGAGATTAGATACCAGCCAGCAACATTGGATTCAAGTTGGGAAAAATATTCCAAACCCTTCTTGGTAGAGTTCACATACTTCACGCTCGCGCTAGGTATCTGGCGCATGATTGTTTTCTCCCACGCGCGCTTGTGAGTGCCCTTGGGTGCAATAACTAAGTTCGTAGCCGTATCTAATGCTTTCGCGACTTCAATCGCCACAAGCGTCTTGCCACCACCAACTTGGGTAGCAATGACACCTGTGCCGTTATGCTCGACTAAAAAGTCGATGTCGCTCTTCTGGTATGGATACGGAACTAATGGTGCAAGTTCCACCAAGCCACCTAGCCGATCTGCGCGACTACAACATCGCTAAGATTGTTGCGGTAGATCGCTGGAATCACAAAAGGGTCTCCGTCAATGAAGCCCATGTCGCGATTCACTACTGCCGAGCCTGAGAGTTTGTTGTCTCCCACATTGCTGATAGTGATTCGATAGTTGCCCGTGTCAAGTGGGTCAACTTGAACCGAGCCACGCTGATCTTGTGGCATTGGCAACGAGATGTTATCCAACATCGCGAGAATCTCCTGAATCGTGCGGTAGTTGCTAGTGCCGATTGCTTTACCTAATTGGGTTTTTGGCACACCTGCGTCTGCCGCCAATTTGAGAGACATGTCGCGGTCGTGCCGAATGGCAGACAGGCGTTGCGCGAGTTCGCGCTTCAATTCACTCTCAATCGTTGACTTTGCAATTGTGTAGGCAAGATGTTTCTCGCGCAGGGTTTCCAGCGCGCTTTCTGCGCTCGGTGATAACTTAGTCATCGAGAACCACCGAATCAACGGCAGGGAACTGCTCGCGGAACTTGTTCAAGCCCTTGTTAGTCAACTCCATTGTGGCTACTACAACATCTGCACGAACATCGCGCGGGTTTAGTCCTACGCCGTATAGGTCGGCTTCGATCATTGTATAGTCATTCGGTAGTTCTGCGGTCTTGTCCATAATGCTGTCCACGGCGTCGCCAACATTGATGTCGGTGCCTGTGATTGCGATTGTTTTATTTACCATATTTTCTGTCTCCTTGATATTTGGGGAATTTGAGTTTACACCTTCTTGGGTGTCGCCGTCAACTAAACTTTTTAGAAACGGCTCGATAATAGGGTCTCCCGCGCCAAGTTCTGCGACCTGAGCGTAGCCGACCCAATCATCTAATTCTGGGAAAATTTCCCAGATGTTCTCTTTGTCCAACTTGTCGAAGTTGCCGATAAGCCTGTTGATCGCGCGCCAGACCTTTGGGTCATCGCTATTCAGGTCGAAGTCGAGCCGATCATCGATCTGGCTAGTATCTATCTCTAAACCATAAGCACCTTCATACAACTTATAGGCGAGAACGCTAAATCGGTCATATTGCCCGTTTAGGTAAAAATTGAAATCGTATTCTTGTTTATTTGGCATTCTTGTTTCTCCTTATTCTTGAATGTCTAATGTCGGTAATCGCCGAGTAGCCCATTGCCACTCCCGCGCCAATCGAGATAGTGCCTAGCACGAATAGTAGGGCGCGCATTACACACCCTCGTTCTCGTCTGGCATGCGAATGAATGTCGGGTGCTTCTTGTGTGCACCGACCCAGATCTCGCGCTCAGTAAACGCGGTCTGCCCCTTCATAGCCTTCTCGAACGCGCTCTTGCCGTCTGCGTAGGCGTAAGGGCTATCGCTAAGTGACGATGATGTGCGCTCGATAAATAGCGCGACTAGATAGTCGAAAAGTTCTTGTTTGGTCATGCGTATCTCCTTTGTAAGTTTGTGGGGGTGAGCAGTTTTGCAACTTGCTCAGGTTGGGCTGACTAATGACATCGGGTAGCCATACCCCACTTGCCAAAGCAGTTTTACAACTTGCTCAGGTTGTTGATTCCCATCGCGACCATGCAAAGCGCGTAGGGAAACTTGTTGCTAGTTGATCTCGAAGCCACCGCTTGCGCGCACGAACGCCGAGAACTCCTTGATGTCTTCAAGTTCTAAGACATACCACCGCTGGAACGGCTCGCGCTCTCCTAGCCCGTTGCAACCATTGCAAGTGCCGTGAGTGCGACCCACCTTCTCGGCGGTCTCCTTGTCCAACTCGCGCTCTGGCATGCCCGCTTCGACACCGACTTCATCGGCGCGAATACCTGTGCTCTCACAGAACTCACACGGCTCCATCGGGATCTCGGCGATCACTCGGTCGCGAGTGTCGATGTATTCCTGAGCCTTGCCAGATTCAATGTCTCCGTCAAGCAGGTCTGCCAACTGAACTGAACGCATGCGCGTTAGTCCATCTCCGTCATTCGACTGTGCGTATGGCACGAACTTGGCGATGTCTGGGTGAACATCTTCGACATAATTCCAGAGCGGTCGCCAGCCCCAGACATTACGCCTAAAATACTCGCCGACTTCTTCGGTCGGTGCTATTCCGTATACATCCATTCCCACTATTTATCATCTCCTTGATTACATGGGGGTGTTGCTTCTACGATGTCGGTTGACTCGTAGTAGATATCTCCCGTTCTCCATTGCGGGTCTGCAAAGTCGAATGGGTTGCCGTTCTCGGCAATGTCGCGCGCTTCTTCGATTGTGTTGGCTTCGATCTCAACTCAACCCGAAGTAGTCTCAGTGATTGGCAGAATAAAGATAGCCATTACTTATCACACTTCTCGCAGTTGCACGAGTGCTTTGGTGCTTCGACCACAGGAACATCGGCAGGTCGCTCTTCATCGCGCACAAGGGTAGTGCGGGTGAAGGTTGATGTGCCCCAATTCAAGTCATGACTTACTGCGGTTGCTTCAATCTCGACTGATGTGCCAGCGCGCTCTCCGTTATCCCAGTCGCGAACGCGAAGTTCGCCCTGCACTAGAATGCGGTCGCCCTTGTTGATAGAGCCAGCCATGTTGATTGCTAGGGTCTTGAACGCGGTAATGGTATACCAATTGGTCTCGCCGTCAACCCACTTGCTTTGAACGCGGTCGAATCGGCGCTGTGAACTTGCTATACGGAACGATGTGATCGGTAGCCCGTCTTGTGTTACTAGGTGTCGGGGCGTTGTTGCCACTAGACCTGTGACTGTGATTTGTTCGGTGTTACTCATGCTTATCATCTCCTTGTAGTGTTGCATGTTATGTAAATAGTTTAGTTGTTTGGTGTGACAAAATCAACTACATTTGCTAAATCTTTTTCCAAGATTTTGCAGTCTCGATTATGTTCTCCAAGTCAACCGCTTGTGCGTATGACAAGACGGCTACTTGGCTTGGGTAAATGTTGTAGAAGAATCGAACTTCGGTGAAGTCCTTATCTTCGTTTTGTGCTTTTAGCGCTTGCGCTTTTGTTTGATGAACGGACACTAGAACGAAGTCCTTTTCCCGATACACTCCTGCGCTTAGTAGTCTTGACACTTGGAATCTCCGTCTGCTCTTGGTAGAGAGCCTTCATCTTGCCCATTATGGCAAGTCTTCGTCAATTTCGAGTTCGTCAATGTCGATACTCTCTTGAATCTCGCCACCGACAATCTCGATCTTGGTCGTGTCAAAGTCGCCAGCCCAAAACTTATCGCGGGCTTCTTCTTCGTTCTCGGCTTCGACTACTGCGCGTTTCCACGATTCGTCTGTGTATGCAATTTCAAAAAATGGCATGTTTAGTTCTCCTTCTTGTGAGTTAGCGATACATGCTTCTCGGCGTTGCTTGCGAACCAAAAGCGCGCACCGCAATAACCGCAGTAAACCTTTGTCCATAGTTGCATGATTAGTTCTCCTTTGTGTTTGGTAAAAATAGATTCACTTGCTCTTGGCTAAGTCCAAGTGTGTTGCCATACTTGTTTACCCCACCGGTAATTACGGCGTTGCCGACAATAGTATGTGAACTTGCTAGATAGTCATGGTAAATCTTATCTGCATTTTCGTTGATTGGCAAATCGAATAACTTGCCACTTTCGTTCACCCACATGTGAAACTCACCATGCGGGGTGCGTAGGGTAATGCACTCAAAATAGCCACCCACGATGTCATTTATCTGGGTGCCAAGATCGAGCGTGAGCGTGATTACTTCGACATCGCCGTTCGTGTAGAGCGCGACTGCGTAATTGTTCTCGGTCATGCTAGTTCTCCTTGCCGTTGAATAGTTGGTCAATGCCGTCAAACTGCGCGAGTTCAATCTGCGGGTAGTCTGGCGAATCTGGGTCGATGATGTAGACATCGCCAGAGAACCAATCGATACCGACAACGCGGTTTCCATTCTCGGCTTCGAGCCACTCGATTTCGTCAACGCACAGGCTCTCGGCTTTTGCTTTTAGTTCGTCAATGGTCATGGGTATTCTCTCCTTCTGGCTTCTTCTAGCCCTGAATCTCGCGGATAGACGAGACGATACTCTTTGGGTTGAAATTGTTGTCTACCTTGTGCGACCAAACCTTGCTGTTTGGCACATACTCGCTCTGGAACGCTTTTAGAACCGCGCTGTAAGCCTGAATCTGTGCCGTCTCCTTGTCGGGTGCGTAAAGGTAAAGCGTGTGCTTGCTAGTCGTCTCGATCTCAACCGCGTAGTGATTGTCGGTGTCATTGCGCCTAGCATTGCCACCGAGTTGCTCGTAGATGTCGGTCAAAACCTTGCGGTCGATTGTAGAGAGTTCTTCTGCAAGAATCTCCCCGATGAAACCGAGAGCAATCTCGGCGCTTGTGTCGTCTAGCCAGATTGGTGTCTTAGGCATTGGTGGTCTCCTTTTTTAGTGAACAGACAGGGCAGAACTTCTTACGGCACACTTCGCCGAACTTGTGTTTAGTCATTTACTTCTCCTACAAAACTCGCTTCTTGGTCAAGCCCTAAACTCTCGGTGAACAACGAGACCGAGTTGCTATCGTTGATGATAACTTCTCGCGCTCTCTTCACTGCTTGATCGGCATTTTCGGCTTGCACCTGAATGCTGTGGTTTATGACTTCGTTGATTGAAACTTCAAACTTAGGCATGTGCGGTCTCCTTTTCAGTTGAGTTCATTTCGAACTCGGTTAGTCGTGCTTGTAGTTGTAGCAGGTTGCGATACTCGGCATTCATCTTGTCGAGCATTGACTTTACATACTGCGACTCGAATGGCATGGTCGGGTTGAACAGGTCAGTCAGTTCGCGGTCTTTACCGAACCAGCGGTGCAGGTTGCCCGCGTAGTCGGCAATGCGCGCTTCTGCGGTAATGATGTCGCTAGTGATCTTGTTCGCCATTACATCGGCTTCTAGTGGTGGCATGGTGCTTCTCTCCTTAGTAGTTTTCATTTAGGTGATTCAGGTTGCTCTTTACATGATTCAGGATATGCGCGTAAGACGCGCCACCTTCATACAACTCTCGAATGTCGCTGTTGATCGAGAGCATGAAGTAGTCAATCTTTGACTGCATGGACAACATCGCGAGAGTTGTGCGAATTGTGAATAAAGACCTTGCGGACTGCTCTTGCTTGTTCTCCATGGTGTTTTCTCCTTGACCATATTCTATTCATCACTTGACATATTCGATTCATGAATCGTATGTGTCAAGCAAATTTTCGGGTGAAACTTGTTTTGCTATTTACATCTTACACAACTTGTGTGAAAAAATGTTGATGTTTTGCAAAATTGTTGAGTTTTTTGGGGTGATCTTGGTGCTTGGGTGAATCGAATATGGTCGAAAATCGGGTTTTGTTGACCATATTCAATTCAAAATGGGTCGGTTTGGGATACAGGGTATTTATATATATTATTTATTATTATAATATTTATATAAATAACTAATGGTGAGAGATGTTTTTAGAAAAGTTCACTAACATCTCCCCACATTTCGCTAACCCTAGTTGACTTCTTCTGCGGGTAGCAGAAGTCTGGCATGCTCTCATACTTGCCACTCTTCTCGTAGCGACCATACACTTCGTCATAGTAGAGATAGCCTGTTTGAATGAGATCGTCAACACTACCCATGTAGATTCCATCGGTGTCGAAGTATTCGCCGAACTCGTTAGGAATCATGCCATCGACTTCTGGGAAATCGATAATTGGGTAATCTTCTACATCGCCGAACATGTAAGCGTTTGGCTCGCTCTCGTAAACGCTCACGCCTTTACCGCCTGATGTCATACCGCGATAACTCGACTTCGAGTAGTAAGAAGTCCAGTCGTTCTCGAACTGCTTGTCCATCTCTGGCAATGATTCGACATCGGTAAGAACGCCGTCTTGGATAGTCATGAGAACGCGCTCTGGCACATTCTCCATGTAAGTCGGGTCGAGACCTACAACTTTGAGTGCATTCCAAAGAATGCTCTCGGTCGAAGCGAATACGAATGAGCCGTCTGCAAGTTGTGCGATACACAATGGCGAGTGCGAGATACGAGCGAGTTTCATAACTAGGCGGTCGTTGTCGTCTAGCCATGCAACCGAAGCGTCTCCGTCTAGCATGTCGAACTTGTCTGTGTTGCGGTCATACTCTTGCAAGATTGCAGGGATAACCGAAGTGTCAACTTCTGGCAAGATCGAGCCGATAGACATCTCGCTACGAACGCGGTCGTGATTGTAGATAACGCCGTTGTGCACGAGAGCAACCGACTTGTCTGGCGATAGAACAGGGTGATTGTTAGACATGTCGCGAATCGAGCCGTGGGTCGCATAGCGAGTGTGCAAGACTGCAACACGAGTGCCCTTAGACATCTGCTTCATCGAGAGACTAGAACCCGACGTGTCCTTCTTGTAGACACCTGAGCCTGTGCTCGACTGCCATGCATAGCCCGAAGCCTGATTGCCACGAATATCCATTTGCGTAAGCAACGCGTTCGCTAATTTGCGCGGGTTGATACGGCTGTTTTGTGATAGTGAAAAGCCACCGATTGAACACATAATATCATCTCTCCTTTATTGAGTTGTCTTGTTGTTGTGTTTCCTAGTTTAGCCGAATAAAAAGATTATGTCAAGTTGATTCTGCTAAAAAAATTTAGGGGGCGGGGTGCCTGTCGAAAACGACCAAGAAATAGACAGACACCCCTGATGATCGACTAAGGGGGGTGCCGACCATCATGCGCAGATTGAAAGGTTTTAGAAACTTCTGCGCTCGGCTTCATCGCCGTAAGAACATGATGGCACACTATCGCGACAAATGCAAGTCGAAACACAAAAAAGATTTATTGAAATAAAACTTGACAGACCAGACCAACATATGCTATACGCGCTCGCGGACACGCGCGCTCCTTATATTTGGGAATTCGCGCTCGCGGTGCACCCGCCTACGCAAGTGTGCTGTTTTGGGAATTCGCGCTGTGTGGGCACCGCGCTCGCGGGTGCCGAGATCGAGATCGAGTTTTGGGAATTCGCGCTCGCTAGGCACATACACGCGAAATTGGGAATTCGCGCTGGCATGAGCACGAGCGCGGGGAATTTGGGAATTCGCGCTGGCGCGAGCACATACGCGCGCTCTCGGTCGCTGAGAGTTTCCTGAGAGTTTCCTGAGAGCCGACTGAGAGACCGGTGCCGAGCGCGACACGCCCGACCCGCAAAACACGCCGAGAGTTGCCTGAGAGAAGCCTGAGAGTTGCCTGATAAGCAGCACAACTCGCGACCCGCGCCCGCGCTTACCATATCGACCCGCGCTCAGTCAATAGCGACACGCCGAAAACCAAAAGAATTCACTTGGTAAACAATTCCTGTGAGTTTCGAAAATTGGTCATATCGGCTTGCATAAGGGTTGCCGATATGCAAGAATTGACCCATGAAAACGACCGCAAGAGATATCGCAATAGTGGCGCTAATCGCGCCCGCCTTCATCGGCTTGGACTTGCTCGCGCAAGGCTTCGCCGACCTAATCGCGCCACTAGGCGCGCTCCCCGCCGTGTTGTTCTTCGGCGCGCTATTCACCGCACTAATCAAGTTCACCAAGTAGAGAGAGACAAACGACCATGCTCGAAAACCGAAACGAAATCGCCGAGAACCTTCGGCACATATCTGCCGATAAGCACGAACTCGCCAAGCAATTACAGCGCGAGACCCCAGACACCGCCTACATCATGAACCTAGTGCGCGGGATAATCGCTAGTGCCGTAGCCATCGGCAACCTAGCGACCCAATACCAAACCGACACCGACAACAGCACCAACTAACCGAGAGAGAAAACGACCATGCACAAGCCAACATTCAGCCCCGCTTCTATCCGCGCCGAATTCGACCAATTCGCCCAAGACCTAGCCGAGAGCGCACCCGCGCCGACATCGCGCACATGGTCATTCGAATTGGAGACCCCAGACGCCGACAGCGTAAACACCGCGCTCATTCGCGCTTACCGCGGGCAATTCCCCGAACTAATCTCGATCATCGGTGAGCGCACCGACCCCCGCGAGTTGATCGAGTTCTGCCAAGATGGCTCAGTCACTAGCGAACTGAGAAACGGCGAGTGCGACTGCTACTGCCGAGAGTGCAACTATCACGAGTGCGACTGCGAGAACTGCGACCAGCAGAACGACAGCCCCGACCACTGCGGAGATAGCGACTGCGAGAGCACAGGCGATTACCAAGAGATAAAGCCCGCGACCTATTGCGAAGGCACTCACCCCGCGCACCTTGCCTTGCTCGACATGGCAGAAATCGGCAACACCGAAATAAACGACACTTGCGGGCTTCACATTCACATCGGGAGCGCCGACCTAAACGCCCGCGATGTTGCGAATGTAATCCGCGTTTACCGCGCGCTAGCCCACATCATCGAAGCAATCGCGGGCAGAAGAAACGACAACTACTGCCGAGACAACACCGAACGCGAAGCGTTTAGCGCTCAGTTCTTGCAAGAGAGCACCGAAAAATATCGCGCCGTAAACACCGCGCCACACTTTGCGACCTACCGCGCCGACACCATCGAATTCCGCCAACACGAAGGCACCAATTCGACCGCCGAGATTCGCGCTTGGGCAATGTTCATGATTCGAATTGTCGAGTTCGCCAAGACCAACCAAACGACCCTATGGCTCCAAGACGCGACCACATTCGCGGAAGCATGGAAACTGCTCGCGACCAAGTAAACCCGCCACAGCCCCGCGCCCGCCGTCTCATGACCGATTCGGCGGGCTTCGGCGCGCCCGAAAGAAATCAATTTTTTAGCGATATCGCGAGCGGGCGGGAATCTACGAACCGTATGTCCTATTTCCCCATTTTTCGACTTTTCGACCTACTATGATTGAGTTATGGAACTTTTACTGAATTTGGGATTTCGCAATACGGTTGCTCTTGAACTTCGACTTGTCGATGAAGATCCGGAGTGCAAGGTAATCGTCTGGCAAATCAAGCATGGCGATGACGTGGTGTTCTTCGAAGCGCCCTACGAGGCCGAACTCTGGGATGTTGTATCCATTGGCGCGGCAGCCTTCAAAGAATTCATAGCAAGCGAGGGTTTGGAAAATGCCTGAACTAAAAAATTTTTCAATAGATTTTTCTGGAAAATCAAGTTCATCGCGTGGCATCGCCGACGCGCCAGAAGAGCCTGTAGAGCCACCTACACCTGTGCCCTCAGCGCAAGAGATGATTGATGCGCTCTACTACTACTTGGAAAAGCGCCTGAACGAGATCGAAGCGAAGGTGGATGAATGCCTAAAGAAGTAAATGTGCTAGATGAACTCCTGCTGCGCCTAGCAGCCTCGGGGGCCTCGGGTGAAGAGATGGAGCGCCAAACCGGAATCGGAGCCGCTCAGGCGGTTGTGCACGTCAAGCGCATGCTACAGAATCGCGACATCTGGACCGAGTTGGAACGCCGGCAGTTACTGCTGCTCGAGTTGAACGAACTCAAGGACTCGCTCAAGCAAAACGCCATGGATGTGAAGGACCCGCAACACGCGAGACTCCTGCTACAAACGCTACAGGCTATTGCACAACGTCTTGATGCAGAAAGCAAGAAGTTGGACATCGACGTCTCGCTCGTAACCGAGCATCAGGCAAAGATCATGGGTCGTGCTTTCGACGTGGCTCTTGAGCATGTCAAGAAGGAACTCACCGCCAAGTTCCCGGAGATCGAGAAGGGTGAGATTGATAAACTTGCCCACGAAGGTTTGGTAAAGGCTAAATACGAACTAGCCGCGGAAGGCATGCATGACTAAGTTGCCGATGAGGATAAAGATTGGCTCGCAGGTTTGGGAAGTCTCTGAGCAGAAGCGCAAGCATGCCTCGGATGACCACTACGGGTTCACCAACTACAAAGACGGCACAATCGTGATTGATGCCGACCTAACTGTGCAGATGAAGCGCACCACATTAATACATGAAATAATGCATGCTATTCTATCTACTTTTGGTGGCTCTTACAAGCCAAGCAAGTCCACGGAGTTCTTGGACTGGGAGCACTACTTCATCGGGCTTTATGAAGAGCCTATGGTGATGGTGCTTCGCGATAATCCCGAATTAGTCGAATACCTACTTGGAGAATAATGCTTGATGAAGTTATCGATGGGGCGCTGGAGATTCTGCGCAAAAAGTCAAAGAACGAAGTCTATTTTAACGATCCGGTTCTTTGGGCTGAAGAGGTATTGGGCGCGGAGTTATATTCCAAGCAAAAGGAGATGCTACGGTCTCTTGCTAATAATAAGCGAACTGCCGTCAAGTCCGCGCACTCGACAGGTAAGTCATACACGATGGGCATCGCGGCATGTTGGTGGGTATCTACACGCGGGTCGAACTCGCTCGTAGTCTCCACCGCACCGACCTACAATCAGGTGCACAACATTCTTTGGGAAGAAGTCCGTAAGCACTTTGTGGAGCATGGGCTGGTCGGCAAGATCACGCAGGATGACCAGTGGAAGATTCCGGTAGAGGGTGTAGACGACAAGGGGAACCGTCGCGTTATCGAGAAGCAGGTGGCATTCGGCCGTAGACCTGCCGACATGGACATGTCTGCCTTCCAAGGTCTGCACCGCCCAGACGGTGTGCTATTCCTGATTGACGAGGCCGTAGGTTGCCCTGAGATGATCTTCACCGCAGCCGAAGTAAACACGACTGCTGCCAACTGCCGCATCCTAGCCATCGCTAACCCAGACGACTACCAGAGCGCCTTCGGCAAGATCTTCAAGCGCGAGGACTCGACTTGGAACCGCATGACGATCTCGGTGCACGACACCCCGAACTTTACAGGGGAGCCGGTTTCTGAGCACCTAGGGGCGCTGCTGCCACAGCCGCAGTGGGTCGAGGACATGAAGATTCAATGGGGCGAAGAGTCTAGCCGTTTCAAGAGCAAGATTCTGGCTGAGTTCCCAGAAGAGTCAGACTCGATGTTCTTCACACAGACCGCAATTGATAAGTCGGTGGATGCTGAGATTCCAGAGGACTTTGAGAAGGAGTGCGTCTTTGGCGTGGACATCGCCCGCATGGGTGAGGACTACAACTCAATCTACATCAACCGTGGTGGCAGGCTGCGTTTGCACAGCACTTGGAATAAGGTGACGCTAACCGAGACCGCCGGGCGAATTCACAGGGCTGCGCTTGACGAGATGGCTACCGAGATCCGCATCGACGGCTCTGGCATCGGCGCTGGTGTTATCGACATCCTGATGAACGACGATGCCTATGACCGCAAGCCATACAAGGTAATTGCGATGATTGGTTCAGGTCGCTCGCCAGACACTCTGCGCTGGCTAAACGCTCGTGCGCTTTACTATGATCAGATGCGCGAGAAGATGCAGACTTCTCAGTTAGACATCGATCCTAAAGACGAGAAACTGCTCGACGAGATGCTGATGATTAAGTTCAAGTTCTCGCCAAAGGGTGGAATCCAGATTGAGTCTAAAGATGACATGCGCTCACGCGGCATGAAATCTCCGGACAACTTGGATGCTGCGGTCTACGCTTGCGCTGAGATTGACGCGCTGATCAACAACCCATACTCTGACCTAGAAGTAGGTAGCATGGTCTCTTATGACCCTTGGGAGATCATGGAGATGGATGATCGCCGCGGAATGCCAATTTAGCATGCTAAAATAAGCATTATGGAAGAAAATGTAGACTTAACTGCGCTAAATGAGAAGTTTTCGCGCTTAGAACTCGAAAACATGGAGTTGCACGAATCATTGAACAATGTTTCGATGATGCTCGACAACAAGGGTTGGTCAAAGATCAACGACATCGAGTTCTCGGGAATGAACCTATTTGACCTAAAGCGCGCATCTGAGCAGATTCGCGAGATGGCAGTGGGCAACCCGCTAATCAAGCGTGGCTACAAGTTGCGCTCGTCTTATGTCTGGTCGCGTGGCTTCAACCTTCCAAAACTATCGGCTCGCGTCAGGAACAAACTATCTTCGCCAGTCAATGAGCGAGCACTGTTCTCGCACATGGCGTTCGAGGAGATGGAACTTGCCGCCTACACCGATGGCAACGTTTTTGTGCTTGGTCGCCTATCAGACCAGCAGTTCATGCGAGTTCCGCTAAATGAAATCAGCGGCGTAATGACCGACCCGGACAACAACGAAGTTATCTGGGCTATCCGCAGAACTTGGGATCGCGTTTCGTCAAGCGGCGCAACTCAGACCATTAGCCGCTGGTATTACACCGACTCTTACCCAGAAGACACCGCGAAGGCTAGAAGCCTAAAGAGCAGCACCGGCAGCAATGACCCTGTTGACCTTGGCTACGTAATGTTCCACCAAGCCTTCAACAGCCAGATCGGCTGGACTTTTGGTGTGCCAGATGCGCTTTCAGTCTTGGCTTGGGCGCGACTATACCGCGAATACCTTGAGAATGGCTCGATCATGACCAAGGCTCTCGCACAGTTTGCTTACAAGGTTTCGGCAAAGTCTCGCGCAGGCGTTACCAATGCCGCTGCCAAGATCGCAGTTGCCGACGGCAACAAGGGTCGCATCGGTGCGACTGCCGCAATGGGCGCGGATGTGGACCTAACCCCAATGACCCGTGGCTCAGGCTACGACTTTGAATCAGGCAAGTCGCTTGCGGCGATGATTGCGTCTGGTTTGGAAGTTTCGATTGTGGCGCTTCTTGCAGACCCTTCTTCATCTGGCTCATACGGAACCGCACAGACTTTGGATACTCCGACCATGAAGGCAATGCAGGCTCGCCAGAATGTTTGGTCATTGTTCTTCAAGCGCATCTTGCGCTTCGCCGGAGCACCTGACAACATCAGCGTGACTTGGCCTTCGATTGAAGTTGAGCCTACGCACAGAATGGTTCAGGCCCTTGCTATGGCTTGGGAGTCTGGCATCTTGAACGAAGATGAATACCGCGCTGCAATCGTAGACATCCTTGACATTGTTGAGACTGATTCGTCTGCACCTAACGGCGTAATGCTTCCAAACAACTCGAAGTATGCCGCAACAAAGACAAATGAAGCAAACCCAAACGGCGGCGCAATCGTTCCGGCGCAGGGCGTTAGCGGTGCAGTTGGATCAGTAGCAGACAATAATGCTGCTCGAGATGACGGCTAAAGTTCAAATCAAAAACACTTGTGCTATTATTGCTAATAGCAATTGTTTTGAATCCAACTTTGGAGTATTATGCGTAGACTAGACGAGTCGATTGGCTTTAGCGCCAGCGAGTCTGGCAATAAATGGCGCATCAAGGTCATTGAGGCCGGTTGGGGTTCATCTGGCTACTACGGCGCAGAGATGCTAAAAGAATACGGACCACAGGTTTTTAAATCTGGCACAAAGGTATTCATGAACCACCCATCTGCCGTTGAGTCTAACGACCGCCCAGAGCGCGATGTTCACCAGTTGGCTGGAAAACTTGTTTCTGACGCAATCTTCAGCGAGAGCGACAAGTCGCTTTACGCCGATGTGCAGTTTTACTCACACTACGCACCAATCATCAAAGAGATGGCTGGCGATGTGGGTCTATCAATTCATGCTCTCGGAAACGCCCAAATGGGCGAGGCCGATGGGCGCAAAGGACCGATCGTTGAATCACTTGTGGCAGACCCGCTAACAAGTGTCGATGTGGTAACTGTGGCTGGAGCAGGTGGCAAGTTTATCTCGCTACTCGAAAGTTACAAATCAAATGGATCGTTGACATTCGTTGACGAATCACTAGAAGAAGAAGGAAATATGTCTATTACTAAGGAAGAATTTGAGTCAGCAATTGCTGAACTCAAGACTGCCTTCGTTGAGGCACTCACCCCAGTTGTAGAGTCGGTTTCGATTCTTGCTGAGGCTGCAAAGCCGGCTGAGGAAATTGAGGGCGAGGAAACTCCTGCTCTTGACCCAGTTGAAGTTGCTGAGAAATTCAACGAATCTGGACTACCAAAGATTGCGCTAACTCGTGTAGCAGAGTCAATGAAGTCTGAGTCAAACACCAAAACTGTAGATGAACTCATTGCTGAGGAAGTTGCTTATGCAACTGCTATCCGTGGTGAAGTTGTAAGCGAGGCTGCTGCTCACGCTGCTGCTGTAGTTGGCAACATCAAAGAGTCTGCAGAACCAACCACCCTACTCGACGAGTTCGAGGCCATTGTGTCTCGTAACAAGAAAGGCTAATCATGGCTGCTAATGAAGTATACACTGATGCCGACTCGCTCGTTCTCCCAGTAGCAAGCACCGTAGTTTCGGGAGCACCAGTTATCGTTGGTTCTCTTGTTGGTGTTGCATTGAAGAACGCAACTATTGGCGAAGACGGCAACTACTACACCACCGTCAAGTTCAGCGGCGTATTCCGCCTAACTGTAACTGGCACACTCACTGTAGGCGCTCCTGTCTACATCACCTCTGCAGGTGCTCTAAATGTGACCGCTTCGGGTAACACCCTATTCGGTTACGCTTTCAAGGCTAAGGCTGCATCTGGTGCAACCGAGGCATTTGTCAAGATCGCCGCGAAGTAAGAAGGAAAATTATGTCTAACATTACTAACCGCCAACTCGAGGCCGCAAAGATCCTAGACGGAGCACTTCGTGGCGACCGTATGGACCAGTTGAAGGTAAAGGAAGCAATCTCGACTTCGGACTTCCCAGTTCAGATCGAGCCTTACCTAAACCGCATCTTGCTAGAGAACTACGCAGAACTTCCAAAGGTCTGGGACTCTTTCGCAACCCGAGTCGTTCTAGACGACTTCCGCCCACAGAAGTATTTCCAGTTCAAGTTCGATCAGGACAACATTCCTGCTGAGAACGGTGGAAACGCATTCATCGATGGCTCACTTCCAAACGTAGGCGAGTATGACGAGTATCCTACTCTTTCATTCACCGCTAGCGAGCAGGAAATCAGCATCAAGAAGTCTGGTGAGCGCATCCGTTTCTCATGGGAAGCAATCATCAACGACAACAACTTTGGTGTCATTGAGCGTTTGCCTATGGAACTTGCTATGCATGCTGCAGGTCTTGAGGACCGCGAAGCAACCAAGCAGTTGGTTGCAGCGGCTGGTATCAACACCACCAACTTCAACACCACCAACCAGAACGTAGGAACTTCAGGCAACGGCGCAGGCGTAAACCCTGCTCTAAGCATTGACTCGCTACAGAAGGCTATGAACGCTGTAAACCAGCAGACATACAACGGTCGCCCAATCACCCCAATCCAGCGTTTTACCCTAGTGGTATCACCTGCGCTTGAGATGACTGCTCGCAACATCCTTTCTGTAACCGAACTACGCACCACTGTTGGCGGAGAGACCCAGATTCAGGGCAACCCTGTTTCAGGTCGCGTCGATGTAGTTGTCAACCACTGGTTGACCCGCATCAACGCTAACGCTGGCGCTTACTGGTTCCTAATCCCTGCACCTGCAGTAGCACTAAACCCTTCAGTAGTTCTATCGTTCCTTCGCGGGAACGAGACCCCAGAACTACGCGTAAAGGGCGACGGCGGCTTCTTGCTAGGCGGCGGCGACGTTCCAGTTCGTAACGGTTCGTTCGACAACGACGACTTCCAGATGAGAATTCGTCACCTTGCAACTGGTGGCTTCTTGGTTCCTGCTGGAACCTTCGGCTCAACCGGAGCAGGCGCGTAATAACGCAAAACTAAGATTGACCCCTCGGCTTCGGCCGGGGGGTTTCTCTTTTGTGCTATGATTTTATTAGTTCAACACCACGCATGTAAACGCACTGTGATTGAGCCTTTGTGATAAAATAAAATAGCAACGCTTCTCCTTCGTTGCTTTATAGAACGCCCTGTTGAGTTCTCTCCGGGGCGTTCTTTATTTCTAGTGATAGAATTGTTGAATGGCTATTATTTTCCCCGACAGCAACCTTCCTGCACAATCGCAAGAATGGGGCGAGGCTGTTGAGCGCGAGATAAAGAAAATTGACAAAAAGGGCGGATCAAGAAATGGCGCTAGCGGTTCTAATGGTTCTAAGGGCGATCCCGGACCTCAAGGTCCGCAGGGAGAGCCGGGTGCCGCCGGAGCAACAGGTGCGCAAGGTCCACAGGGTATTCAGGGTGTTCAGGGTGAAGTAGGCCCGCAAGGTCCGCAAGGTGAAGTGGGCGAGACTGGCCCACAGGGTGAGCAGGGCGTTCAGGGCGAACAAGGGCCTAAAGGCGATACTGGCGATCAGGGTATCCAAGGTATTCAAGGGCCTAAAGGCGATACCGGCGCTACTGGTGCAAAAGGTGACACCGGCGCTAAAGGCGACACTGGTGCTACTGGTGCAACCGGCCCAAAGGGCGACACTGGTGCAACTGGCCCGCAAGGCGTTCAGGGTGAACAGGGTATTCAGGGTCCGGTAGGGCCAAAGGGTGATACGGGGGCAAAGGGTGCTGATGGCTACAACGGCACAAATGGAATTTCTGCTTATCAAGTAGCGGTAGTTAATGGGTTTGTTGGCACAGAGGCTCAGTGGCTGGAGTCGCTGCAGGGCGAGGATGGCCAGCCATACGGTAACATTGATGGTGGTAAAGCAAATAGTGTTTATGGCGGAATTAGCCCACTTGTGGGCGGGAGTGCGAGTAGTTTCTAATGGCTGTGCAAATACAACTAAGAAATGATACAGCGGCAAATTGGACCGCCACTAACCCGATTCTTGCCCAAGGTGAGATCGGCATTGAAACAGACACCGATAAGTTTAAAATTGGCAATGGCGTTACTGCGTGGAACTCAAGACCTTATGGTGGTCTAGTTGGACCACAGGGTGCTACTGGGGCGACAGGCGCAACTGGCGCAACGGGTGCGACGGGTGCGACGGGAACTTTTGATGGAACTACAATTGATGGCGGAACCGCGTAAGCGTGGTAGAATAGACTATTATGGCTAACATTCCTAGCAATCTTTCTTACGGCACAGTCACCGGTCGTTTCATTCTCGCCTATGCCGATACTGCTGATTCGGGATCTGAGCCAGACGCAATTCCAGCGGTAGGAAAAATATACTTTACCGCATCTCCGTCAAAAATCTTGGACATTACCGCTTCTCCAGCGCCAGTAACGATCCTTCCGGCAGTCGTCGAAGCCACGCTAGACAGCGAAGGCTACCTGTGCGGATACGGAACAACTAGGGGAATTACACTAACCGCAACTGATGATGTGGATGCAAATCCAATTAACTGGACTTGGACAGTTTCTTTTCAGTTGACAGACGCTGACGGAACTACTGTAACCGTCGCTCCTTACAGTTTCTCACTACCGGGCGGAACGACTGTAGATCTAACTTCACTATCTCCGGTTCCAGATTCAAATGGAACCTACTATCTTGTCGGCCCTACCGGCCCAGTGGGTCCTACTGGCCCTACGGGACCGGGTGTGCCAACTGGCGGAACCGCTGGACAGATTCTCACAAAAGTTAATGGAACAAATTACAATACCACTTGGTCAAACACTATCGATGGGGGCACAGCCTAATGCCAGTTCAAACCGTAATTAAACTTCGCAGGGATACTGCAGCCAACTGGGCAACCACTAACCCAATACTTGCCGCCGGTGAGCAGGGGTATGAAACCAATACCGGCCTTTCCAAGATCGGTGACGGTATAAACGCTTGGGATGCCTTGCCATATGCCGCGGTTTCTAGAATCACCGAAGAGGTCAAGAACTCAACTGGTGTAACAATCACAAAAGGCAGCGTTGTCTACATCTCTGGCTCAACTGGCGACAACGCTCTTATTTCCCTTTCTGACGCGGACACGGAAGCAACCTCAAGCAAGACTCTTGGGTTAGTTGCCGCAAACATTGCAGACGGTGCAACTGGAATGGTTGTTTGCGAAGGGCTAATCTCTGGCGTAAACACCGGAAGCGCGACCGCTGGTCAGTCAGTATGGCTCTCCAGCACTGCTGGCGCTTTTGTTTTCAATGCTCCGCCAGCAAAGCCGGCGCACAGCGTCTACTTGGGTGTTGTCATTCGTGCTCACTCTGTGAACGGCGAGATCCTCGTAAAAGTGCAGAATGGTTATGAACTTAATGAACTTCACGATGTAAACGCTGCATCGCCAAGTGACAACAATGTCCTTGCTTGGGATTCCGCTACAAGCATGTGGACCAATCAGACTGCAGCGCAGGCAAACCTAGCAACTGCCGCAGACCCAACCTTTACCGGAACCGTAACTGGCGTAACAAAAGCACATGTTGGTTTGAGCAACGTAGACAACACATCCGACGCCAGTAAGCCAGTTTCTACCGCGACTCAAACGGCGCTGAACGGAAAACTAAACCTTTCTGGCGGAACAATGACTGGTGCCCTAACGCTTTCAGGAGCGCCATCATCGGATCTTCATGCGGCAACAAAGTCTTATGTGGACAAT